CGGACCGGATCGTCGCCGAAGCCGCCGGTGATCGGACCAGAACCCGACCGCAGTGCGGGACCGCCGGGCGACACTCCTGAACTTCCCCCGACGCTCGATTCCTGGACAATGAAATCATCCTCGCCAAGGCTGTAAAGCGGGGTCGTATCCGGCGCGTAGGCGGCACCGTTGCCAGTGACGGGCTGATCGCCATAGGGAATGATCTTCAACAGTCCGCCCGACCGGACAATGGCGCTGTTGGTGATCTTCACAAAATCGCCGAGGTGTTGTTGCGCTTCTTGCTGCGTGTCCAGCATCGGCGACAACACGAGGCCAAGAGCCTGGCAATACGCTGAATAGAGACTGAGGTCACCCAGATTGGGCACTGGAAAGCCGGCTCCGTAACGCGGATTCGTGAGAAAGTCGGAGACAATCGCAGCGGGATTCGCGTCCAACCCGTTGGTCCCGCTCAGCGACAGCAAGCCTTCCACTTCGAAGGAAAAATTCGGAAGGGTGGCTGTGTTGCCCATCGCGAAACTGTTGGCCACCACAGTTGCGGTTCCGGAATAGCCGAGCGCCTTGTTGGCATGCCGCGTTTGCCAGTATGGATCTGCTGCCTGCCCGTCGCTTCCGAGATAAACCGCAGCGGGCAACGAGGACAGCGTTCCGACATTCTTGTCCCACCACACGGTGGCAATGCCGGAAATCGGCCCTTGGCACACCCCCATAATCACCGACGCACTATATTTGTATTGTTGTCCGCCTCCTTTTCCTCCACCGCCGCCCTTGCCCGCGCCACCCTGACGCGCGGAAGGCGTCCCCATGAAGTCGTCGTAGTCGATCAGGTTTGGCGATACCCGGGTGGTCCCGTAGACAAGCGGGATTACGCCGCCCTGCTGCGATGTTTGGAATTGCAGCGCGCCGACCGCCTTCTGCTGCTTGGCATTCGATGCGCCGCTCAGGATCCCGCCCATGGCTGAGGGTCAGAACTTGGGGACTGGAAACGGGTCGAAAAAGCGTACTTCACGGCCGATTAGCGGCGGCTGGCCGCCATCGGCAAAGACGACCCCGGCGTCGCACCAAGCATGTATCAATCGCGGCCAGGAGACGACAATCGCGCCGTGCGCGAAGCAACGACCGAACTTGAAGACCGCCACATCACCGCTCTGAGGTGGTCCGCCAATCTCGCGGGCGTAACGCATCAATCCCTGGAGATAGCGCTCCGCATCGCGATGCAGGTTCCAGTCGGGAGGATAAAATGGCACATCGGCATGCGGGATCACGCCCGCTGCCTCGTAGATCTCAGCGAGCAGCATCAGGCAATCGGTGCCACCACCTTTGATCCTGCCCATGTGGTGATAAGGTGTCCGCAGCCAGGTTTCAGCCTCGGCGACCACCCGCTGGCGTTGGCTCATACCGCGGTCTCCGGCGTCGGGATGTACGGAAAGCCTCCGAAGTGGATCACGTTGTTAAAGACATTCGCACAGGTCGAAAGTGTGCGGTCGCAACCTGGGAGCAACTGGAATTGGTCGCCCGCCAGGATGGGCGAGAGAAATGCCAACCTTACATAAACCCAACCGCCAGCCATGTTTGCAACCGTACGACTCGATCCGGCATTTGCGCCCGTCACGCCAACTACGGTTCCTTGGATATACAGGTTCGGCGGAGTTGGACTGACGGAGGTCGCGATTTGAGCTTCACTCGAGCCGAGCCCGGCCGAAAATGTCGCCTGCATGCTGGACCGGTCGAACTGACACATCGCGTCGCCCAAGGTGTGAGTGCAAGATGACTGCCACAGCCGGCGCGGCATCTGGATATTCAGAAGCTCGAGATGGGAGCGGCATTTGAGGTCGATCCCAGTACGGGAACAATCAATATCCGAAATACGGCCGGTAAAGAGGATGACCGTTCCCGGGCTCGTGTCGCCATAGGTCGGCATGAACGCGCGTTCGAGCTGCAGGAGCGCGCCGTCGAGCTGCCCTTGCCAGGCGGCCTGCAGAAAAGGCACCCCGCCGATTAGATCTGTCGGCTCAGTATAGATTCTGACTTCCAGCTCGTCGACCTGAGTGCCGATAACAGTCTTGGTTTTGGAGCGCTCGAATTTAGGGCCGAGCGCAAAGGTATAGCCATTCACGAAGAGCGCCGTCGGCGCCGCCGAATGGCGCAGCACGGTCCCTCCTACCAGAGTGATCGTGTAGAGGTCCGCCATGATGAACTGGTCGGTGCTCGAGAGGAGTGCGATCAGGGCGGGGCTGGCCGCTTTCATGACTGTACTGATATGAAAGTCAACTTTTTTACCTGCCACAGCCGATACATGAAATTTTCGAAATCGTATTTGTCGTCGATGAATCTACAGCGAAAATAATAAGTAAAATCAGCGGTGATGATCAGCTCGCTACTAGGAGCAGATTCGAATGTCACAATCCCGGTGGCCGGGTCGACACTGTAGATACTGGGATCCTGCGTAATCCCGTTAAAGTAGACCGCATGTACGATGTTCGGCGCGATGATCGGTTCCAAGAAGCCGCCGCTAGGCAGGGTCGTGCCCATTGTACGCTGGAGCTGGAAAGAGGGCGTGCTCGCATCCCCGATTCCGATCTGCTGCCCGGCGACTTGGCAGTCGCTAGGGTCCTGAAACAGAAAGGTACCGAACGCTCCCTGGCAGAGCATAAAGAATCCGAGCAGGGTCCTCAGCTCGTCGTAGCCAGCTGTCGGATTGTCGCGCAGGAAGTCGTAGACCAGTGCAAATTGCCATAACGGATAGGGATAGTCGAGCGCCCGCAATTCGCGTCCGGATACCGCACGCTGGATACGCGTCTGAAATGTCGGAGTTTTGGTGACGCTCCAGGAAAGCCCGGGCAGCGCCGGGAAAATCAGAGCCATCACGCCGTCCGCAGCATTGAGCCGTTGCGCATCGCCTTGTTGACCGCATTGACGAGAAGGCTGCCATTGCTCTGGAAAAATCGCTTTACATCTTGACTGTCGATCGCCGAGACGTTGACCACGACCGCACCAGCGCCCCCTCCGCCATTGGCGGAGATCATGTTCTGAAGGCCTTGGCTTATATTCGCCGGCAGGATCATTTCGTTTTGGTGCACCATGGCGAGCTGGTCGGATGGAACCATCCAGCCACCCGCTGCGGAAGCGATCCCGCTGGCGGCGGCCATCACAGTCGCCTCTCCGGCCGCGGCAGGCCCAGCCGCCGCCGGTCCCATTATCGGAGCCAGAAATGCAAAAATGCCCGAGAACGCCTGCGCTGAATCGGTTACAATGCTTTTGATTGCATTTGCCGCCTTCACCGCGAGCCCGGCCGCCACGCCCTCGCCCGCGGCGGCAGTGCGGGCCGCAGCGCCGGCCTCGGTAGCGGTTGTCATGGCAAGCTCACTGGCAATCCAGTTCGTCGCCATCTTGACGCCCAGGTTGACGAATTCGGCGAGTATCGATTGTCCGATATGCGCCACAGCCTTTTGCAGACTCGTCGTACCCAATATCATGCCGGTGATCGAGGTATCGAAGGCACGTTGGATCGGCTGCATCAGGCTTTGCCAGGTTCTTTGGCTGGTCTGCGCTGCCTGAAGGTCGAGCTTTTGCTTGTCGCTCTGAAACTTCTGGTAAGCAAGCAGCTCTTCTGCCCACAGCTTTTCATCAGCGGCGGCATCATTTTCGTTGCCGGACGTGGGACTGGCCTGGACAACGTGGGAGGCATCTCCGGCCCCGCTACTCGGCGTTATCCTCGCGCCCATCGACCCCGAAAGGGCGGCAACTTTGGTCTGTAGCGCACCGATGCCGGTTCCGATTTGGCCGGTAGCGGAGTTAAGCTGCCCTTGGGCCTGCTGGGCTATATCGCCGAGCCCGGCAAGCTGAGTGCGCATCGCATCGGTCGCCGCCTGAACAGAGTTTGTGGCAGCCTCCATTCCGGATCGGAGGCCATCAATATGGGCGCTGATAACGACGCTGGTTTCAATATCGGCCATTATAGCCTCTTGCTAAAAACTGCCCGCGCCTCAGCTTGCAGATTGCGCTGATGCTCCGGACGCCTACTCGAGAACTCCCGCCCGCCAGCGGAGTTCGGCAAAATCGAGGATAACGGGCGAGAGCCCGGCATTGACGTCTCCCGC